TTATGATTAAGATCATTTAATGCATTACCGGTCTTATTCATACGAGAAATAGCCTGATTTAATTCAACCAGACTGTCTTTTGTTGCTTTTGCATCTTCTCCCTTTTCTCGCTTAGCTGCTTCATACTTTTTACGTAGCTCTTCCACAGCTTGCTTTTCAAGACCTAAGACTTTTTCTAAATGCTGAGACTGTTGGTATAAATGCTCCGATTCTGAGCCCATTTTAACCATGCTAGCAGCCGTTTTTCCATATTCACTATTCAGTACCTTCAAATCACCTTGAATGCTAGAGAGGGCTTTGTCAGAGTCCTTAGCCACTTGCTTAAATTCGCTACTTTGTTCTTGAATTTTAGAATTAAGCGCACCTAATGCCATTTCTGTTCGTTTTACTTGAGCAACAGACTTGTTATAACGGATTAATAAGTTCTCTGTTTCTTTGGCTAGCTTAGCAGTCTCTTTCGCATCTTTCCCTTTTTGCTGTGAAAGTTGATCATATTGTCTTCTTAATTCTTCAGCTTTCGCCTTTTGAGCTTGCAGCTTTTTTTCAGTAAGGACAGAAACTTTGTTCATATCATCTAGACTTTGTTCAAAGTCCTTTGTTCCTGCTGTTATAGCTTTAATGGAACTATCGTAAAGTCTGTTAGCACGATTGATTTTCCCTATGTTTTGCGCAAACGTACCGGTACCTTGCAAGTCAATGTCAACGACCATTGAGGCAAGCTCTTGATCATTCATGTATGTCCACCTCCTTTACCAACCTGGTACTTGGTCAATGTAGTATATCTCTTGTTCAGGCTCCTCTTCTTGTTTACTCTCTTTAATTTCTTGGCGAATCAACCTAAACAAATGATGAATATCAGCTTGATCTATTTCATGTTGCTTGTAGCCTTTAATGTTCATAAGGTGTTTATAGAAGTTATCCAGTTGCTGAGTCGGTGTCAGAGGGTGTGGCATCAGCCCCACTTTCTTCTGCTTCCTCTAGCTCTTCAGGATTAAACGAACCGTCTAAAGGAATACCTTCAGCAATTAAACAAAATTCAGCTATTTTTTCTTCAAATAGGTAACGATTAAGCCCTGCATAGAAGTCATCCACAGTGAATTGCTTATCAAAAGCCTCTACAATTAATTGAATTAAAGAGTCTAATTGTTGAATAGTTGGTCTTTGCTGCAAGTAATCTACTTTCTCTTTTAGAGCAAGATACTTTTTATATGTCATACCTGAAATAAAGGGACTGTTCATTGTTTTTTCTTCACCATTTATTCTTAAGACTAAATCCATCATGTTCTTTTCCTCCTCAAAATAAAAACACGCCCTATTAAGAGCGTGCTTGTTTTTCTAGCAAAGATATATTTCAAATAGAATAATTTGATAATAAATATTAAATGTATGTGTACTCCAAACGCGTCACTTCCATTGTTCCAACTACCTGAGAAAATACTCCGAACCAACCATTTCTTTCTTTTGTATTTGTTACTTGAACTAATTGAGTACCATCAACAAATACAGTAATTACCCCATCTACTGTATGAGTAATCCTTATTTTGTGTGGTACAGAAAAATCTAACGTAGTGGCTAGTGAGCCTATATTAACACCGAGTCCACTAGGATCTCCATTGTATAAAATTACAGCAGAACCACCTAAATATAATGTATAACCCTGTAAAACTCCTTGCGTATTGCTAGATTTGTTTCCAAACCATACGATCCCAGAGCCCCCAAAGAACTTTCCTTCTGCTTCAATCACTAAAATTTTTCCTACTTTTAGCTCGGCATTAGTATTCCCAAGAAGTAAAGCACCTGAAGGATTAGCAACACCTGTATATCTTACTATACCATCATTAATTCGTTTGAATTTTTCTAAAGAACCGTTACTACCATATGCTTTGAATAGCTTATCACTAACTTTGGTTTTTGTAGGCTTTAGGGCTATAGCAGATAAGTAGATTTTACCTACCCCTGTCGCTTGACCAAGTGTAATGTTTGAAGAGAGAAATTCTATTACGTGATAACCAATTGGAATATTCTCAATTAGTATATCTTCTGAATCGTAAGCGTCTGAACTACTCCCAAAACAATCCACTGTTTTTATAGCTGTTCCATTATCTAATACACTAATTTTCCCTCCTGCTGACGTATGCGGATTTACTAAAATTAAATCCAACCCAGATACACCAACATACATTTGAATTCTTAATTTTGTTCCTCCAGCACTGTCAGATTGTAATGTATAATGTTGTTGGGAAAATTGAAATGAAGCTGTTGTGATATTTGTGATATCAGTATCCACAAAAGGACTACCCACCAAAGGTATAAAGGTTTCTTTTAAGGAATTAATAGTTAATACGTTTGATTGATTGTGAAAATCTAATGCTTTTGCAGTGACTATATCAGAAATATATTTGTACTTTGTATCCTCAAAATGAACCAAATCAGGAAACATTAAATAGGGAACCTCTTGTTTATTAAAAAATAATTCGCTAATTTCACTAAACATATCAATAAATGCTAAGTTATACTTTCTCGCAACTTCCTGAGCTATCCTTGAATAAGTCTGCAAAGAACGTGCGCGATCCAAGTCAGTCTTAACAATCGGAGTAGGAGATAAAAGTAGAACCTCACTCCCTGCTGCTTGTATTTTTTTAACTATGCTTACCAGATTATCCTTGTAAGTAGTAGGAGAAACATTGTTTGCAGAGTTAGCATCATTAATTCCAAACATAACGATTGTTAAATCAGGAGATTGAGCAATAACATCTGCATCTAATCTAGCTAACGCCATTGCTGTAGTATTACCGCCAACTCCTTTATTGACAATAGTAATGTTGTTATTGTCATAAATTTTTCTAAGTTTGTATTGTAACAAAGAAGGATAGTTTCCAGTGACCTGAGATCCTACATTAGCCTTATAACCCCAAGTAAGACTGTCACCAAATGCCACAATTTTTGTAGTTTGAAGCGAAAACATCTTATTAATAGTTTTTGTTAATCGATTAAAATTATCAATCAACTCTGTTCGAGGTGCTTTATCTGCCAAATTTGCCGATAAATCCCCAATTTTATCGTTCAATTCTTTGTTATATGGAGAATTAAAGCGCGACATAAGAAACACCTTCTCCAGTTACAGAAGCATTAATATAAATTAGATTTGCATTATTTACAGCAAAAGTAAAAGCTTCATTTGCCTTTAATTCCACACCAAAAACAGTAGATGAGACATCTGAACCACCTACATAAATTGAACCTGTATTTCCTTTTTTAGCAATTACAGTAACTTCTCTGCATGGGATATCATCTAACTGTGCTTTCGTGCCAGCAGCAGTAACTGCCTTTACTTTACCTGATAAAGTTGAACTTCCTGTTCTCGGATCTCCAAGTGGTTTATATGAATCAGCAGCTGCATCCCAAAATTGAGGTATTAATTTCCCTTTAATATCTCGTAACATTTCCTTCTTGTCGTAGGCCATATATAAACCTCCTTAATTATTTAAAATTGAAAAAGAGGGCAATTAGAGCCCCCCGTTTATGCTATTCTGACTGTACGTATTGATACGGGGAGATAAAATGGCCCTCGTCATTAGGGAGTAGTAGCTACTTCTTGATCTGGCTCATAAACTTGCTTAAACCAATCAAGAAGCACTGTTGGCTCAGCATCTTCATCATTACTGTGGACACTCACTTTCTTTTCTCCATCAGAATCACGTTTGATAAAGCTTGCATTCAATGAACCTGATTTGATTTCCACAGATTCACCTTTTGTTTGGTACTCTTCACTTGGTGGTTGGATTTTCCCTTTATATAACCAAACATACTTGTAACCACCGTCTGTTGTTTCAGAACGCCATCCTAGTGCAATGTATGGCTGATTTGCTGAGTCGCCTTCTAAAAGGACACCATTAGAATCAATTCTCCAACTAAAGATTTCTGCTGCTACTTCTTTTTCTAAAGCATCAATACCTAATTCAAGTTCTAATAAACCTTGTGATGTAACAACCACAGATGGACCATCATCAGAGAAGAATGGTGTAATAGATCCATTCGGGTTTAAGTTACCAGTTACGGCCCCAGCTAAAGATTTAGGTGTAGCATATGTTGTAAGCCCACCTTTAACGTCTTCTAATAACTTTGCATAGAACAAATCTTTCATACCAATGGGCATTTTTTTAGCTTTTTCCATTTTGTAATACCTCCAATTATTGTTTTAAGACATAATAAAAACGCAAACCTTTATGATAGATTTGCGTGTCTGCCTCATATAAATCTGTTGCTCCTTTTTTATTGAACCCAGCAGCTATTAACATTTTCTTTACTTTTTCAGATAGATCAGTGTATACAAGCCCATCCTTTGTCCAAAAATCCACTTGAATATAATAACCCGTTTGCTTTTCCTCATCGTCTGCTGCTAAAGCAACAGCTTCATCATACTGAAAAAAAGTGATATACGTTTCAACATCACCTTTCTTTGTAATCGGAAACGTAGGAATACCTAAAGGTTTTAATGTGGACATTACTACGCTGTAGATACTCATAATTTCGCCAATTCCTTACGGTATACTTTTGCCATAGCAATAGTAATCTTGTCTTTGACAGCATTAAAAGCAGGTTCCACAAAAGTCTGAGCCGGCATTTTAGATGTTCCCCATTCTAAAAAACGAGCATAGAAAAAACCTTTATGGAAACCTACTTTAATTTTGCCATTCACAATTTTTGAAACAATAACATGATCAGCTAAATGTTTGCCTTTATATGTGGAACGTGGAGCCCTACGCTCAATTTCTGCGCGTAATATTTCAGCTCCAGCTTGTAAGGCTTTTTCAGCAATAGCCTCATTCTTTTCAATACTAGCTAGTTTTTTTAACTTAGCTTGAAACTCTGCCAGGCCTGTAGATTTAACTGGCATTATGAAATCAACTCACTTCCATAAGCGCGACAGATTAATTCTGTAATCTCTTCCTGTTTTCTTTCGTATGTTCTTACCACTCTATAGCGCTTAGACTCGTACTCAACAACGGTTTCGCCTTCATAATCAAGAGAGTGGACTTCAAACATTGTTTCCAATGTATAGCCACTTTGAGCAGCTATATAAAACTCATTACCTCGTATACTTTTTTCGGTAGCAAATATTTCTCTTCTTGATATGTTTTCTTTACCAGAAAAGCCTTCGTCATTTTGTGGACTATCTTTTTCTTTAATTAGATAGATGATTTCATCAAACATCTAAGATACCTAGCTGCTTACCTGCTTTTTGAATAGCTCGGTTATGAATACGAATCTGTATGTTCCGAGGTAAAGGCTGATATTCCTGTCTGTTACGGTACAACCATGCTGCATAGTCCACAACTAACATTTGATCATCAATTTCTGTCATAGAAAGAACTAAGCCTTTCCTTGTCAGCTCTTTTTCTGAACTAGAAATAAGGGCAGTAAGATACGTATCGCGTGCCGTATGCTTAAAGCCCAGATCTAATTTCAATAATTCAAGTAAAGTAGCCTTTGTTTGATCATCCATTGTCTTCAACTTCTTCAATCAAAGGGACTTTGCGTTTATTCTCGTACCCAGACAATTCCTTGATACGTTCATTTTTAGCTCGTCCACTTCTAGGATACTTATCACCTACACGATAAATGTGATTATTATCTTGCAGATCTTTAAAGTCGTTTATAACTTTATACTTCATGTTCATTCACCCTTTCACAAGGATTATGCGCCTGCTACTTCTGACGTGTATGTGATGTAGTAGCCAGCTTGATCATCTACTTTCTCTACGTCAAAACGAACAAATCCAGCCAGTAATTGACCGTAAATGTCGTTGTCTGTCCATTTTACAGAAGCTTGTTTACGATTAAATAGAGTACAGAATTCCTTCGCGTCACCCACGAATCCCACTAAATCGCCTTTCTCTTCTCCAATCATGTCATCATCTAAAACAACAACTTCACGACCTTTAATACGCTTACCAGATGCAACAGTAATATCATCTTGTAATAAGTAGCGACCATTGCCGTCTTTTAATAGGTCTAAGGCATTGAATAGTGATGAAGATACATAGAACTTCACGTTATAAACTTGTTTAAAATCTGTGTTTAATAACGTCACAATTCCATCTAATCCTGTTACAGCTTTAGGTGTAGCTGATTTAAAGATAGCTGCAATCTGAGCATTCTTAGTATTCAAATCTTGATCTCGGATATCTTCGGCAATTAGGCCAGCAACATCGTAATCTGCATCGTCAATTGCTTCTTGAGATACTGGAATGTAACCACGGTATGTTTCAATATCGTAATTAACTTCTACAAATGTTGGCTTAGCTAGTTCCGGGTTTTTTGCTAATTCCGCAACAGCAATCATTTTACCGTTTGATTTTTTAAT